CAGCTTATATTTAAAGTCCCACTGTTTAATGCCGCAATGTTATCCATAGTCAGTCATATATATACTTGCTACACACGGCAAGAACACTATATCACCAACTTGGGCGCCACGTACATAATCGCAGAGCTCCATAAACTCTGCGGTATCCAATTTGTACCGTCGCATCAAAGCGTCGACAGAAATACGTAATTCACTACCGCTCCGCATATGTGTATTCAATGATTCGCGATACGCGTAACCCTTCATCCTCACATTATGTTTTATCACGCGTGTATTAAACGCGTCGCGTAAACAATGATTACCCCAATTTTGTCGACTAACTATAACATCACTGGCAAACGCCCTCGCTCGCCCCTCAATATCACCACTACCGGGCAAATCGCCACGAATAGTACCAAACATACGCAACCAAGTGCCCAAATTCTTCCATGGAACCAAATAACCATCCACGTATGTGAATGAATGTTTCAAAAACTGAATCTCTTCAGTGGTATTACAAACTTGATGTTTGACTTTATACCCCACCATGGCGGCTCCTTCAATCACAGCTGACAAAAATGCGGTTTTTGTGATTTTTGATGGATCCGGAACTAATTTGCGTATCGAAAAACCAATAAGCAAATTAGCTAAGTTGTTAACGATAGTGGTTAATGAACTACCGGAATACAACCTCATGGTGTTGAAAACATATTTAACTGATTCCCTATACTTGGCGGCATTCCTCATACGCAATGGTAAACGCAAACACGAAAACGCGTCGCGTAAACTGGCTGCATGCAAATGGGGAACACCATCCATTCCAGTGCACGTCAAGTACTCCAATATCTCGAATATTGGAGTGGTGTGGCTATTGTCACATTTGGAAATGTCCATATTCATGCGAACTACTCCATCACAACAATAAGCTGCAATGCAAGAATCATCACTATGATAAACAAAATGAACTCTCCCAAATGGCACTTCAGCCAACAACACCCCAGCAGACTGCACATCATCAAAAGCCGCAGATCCTACGAATCGAAATAAATAGTGATCTGCTACAAAATCATTTGACCATGCAGCCTTAAGGGCTGGCACGCCGAACGCCGTCTGCTGAGTTGCCTCAGCAGTTAAGTCGCCAATTCCGCGTTGCTTGCATGGGGCAAGCGCCTCCCCCCGTTTTAATTTGTACTCCACATAATTACGACGTTTTAAACAACCAGATGTATTCCATTCGACATTAACATTCTGTCGCAATTTATACTTTGGATTTGTTTTGTCGTCAAGCCAATTACAATAAGCGACTTGTGGATGCTCAACATTAAGATTAACAATAATATGCCTCTTAAATACATGTAAAATTCCACGATGTAAACGCTTTACTCTTAATTGCTTGTCCCTGTACATTTTTGCCATACCAACATCGTCTGGAAAACGATCTTCGATCATCCGCGCTATTGCGGTTTGATGCTCGGCAACACCAGTGCCGGGTAAATGTAAATCAGGAATATAAAAATGTGGCCCGAAGAGTGTGCGATACGACTTGTTATTAAAACAAACATCATCGGTAAAATTCGGAGTCAAATCGTGGTTATACATTTCGTTACCGTCAATTGACTCCAAAAACCGTTGCGTAAACAGGCCATAATCACACTTAATAGGTTTTTGGGTGAAATTAGAGTTCACCCGCAACAAACCAACACACGAGGTACCTATAAAACCTCGGTGCTGGTCGCCAACTCACTGTATCGAAACCTCAGCATAATTACTGGCCGGAGCCAATAAATGTGCTAGGGATCTCGACATGGCCAATTCAATACGCGAAACGGCGTAAACGATAGTGTTACTTAACACCTCATCGTCAACTAGTAACATATTACACTTATGCTCGACTAATATTGAATCCACTTGACCAAACATGACCTGAACGCGACTATCATTAATGCGACCGTTTTTAGCGACTGAACGATTCAACGATATCAACTTACTTGCCAAATTCGTGTAAATCAAACCGTCATAACGAGAACTAACTCGGCTGCGTGACAACCAATAAAACAATCGGTCATCAATAAATGTCCTAGAATCGTCAAAAGTGACGTTCTGGATGCCAACCTCAGATGCACTGAAATTGGCTAGTCGCTGTTGACTACAACTACCAATGGTGGTACAACACACACACTGGCACCCCTTATTAAAATAGCCGTGCATGGCAATGCAACAACTAACACAAAAACAAATGGAGACGTAATGTTGTGGAGTAAAACAAATGGCGCCGGCAGAATAAATCAATCCGACCAAAACTGAATTCATACCGAATTCGCCAGTGTTAAAATATTGTTGCACTCCTACATACAAACCCAACGTGGATGGCAAGAAACTCAAATAATAAGCTCCATAACAATCACACAAATAGCACAAATACATTAAATAAATGTACCCAAGAACAAAGCAAACCAAAATGTACACGCTAAATGGTTTATTCGCAATAACCATACGGGAATTTAACGTGACAAGCGCTGTCTCTAAGTAATCAACGACAGGGGAATCGTCGACACTCAATGCTTCTCCACTCTCTGAATCATCCGCCTTGGATGATACGGTGGAGTCATCTCCACTTGTTAATCCGGTAGAAGGTGTGTCCAAACTTGGACCATAACCACACTTCTTTTTAGGAAACCCGGCAAACGTGCTGAACATACGTTTATTTTTCGCTTCCTTGGCCACGCGTTTAGCATCAGCTAACTCGATGGTGGTCTTTTTATGTCCACAACATTCTTTCTTTGTCGTGATCTCTTCTTTCATCCCCGGCAAACCCAAATATCCACAAGGTTCCCGACCATTAGAATGCACTAAACACTCTTTATATGGGCCAAGAAATCGATGTAGGCAACCTTTATGATCAACCCACACGTACCTCTTGGTCTTAACTAAAACATCAAACTCACTCTCCCCAATTACGTTATTTCGGTCACCGTTCAACCGGGAACTATGTTCCAAGAAAGTTGTCATCGTTAAATAGGATGTCTTTGATTACTAAGGCCTCAAAGTTGGCATTGGAACTTTAATCGGTGTCCTAACCTTATGCAATTATACGGTTTTGCAACCGGGTCCACGTTAATTACGTGTTAGCTCTGTTGAATACAACTGAAGCAGTAAGCGAATCGAAAATATTCATTATCAAAATTCGCATATTATACGTTATGCAACGCCGAAATATATACAAATATACATTTAATTTTGCTCTTCTCCGTTGTCAAGTTCGACATGGCAATTTGAATGTCGAATCAAACCAATTATTGCAACAGTGACCAATAACAACGTGGCTATTGTTAATGGCCAATCAGATAATAAAAGTTATACAGAAAGGCCCATACGGGCCATCATAGTTGATAAAAGCTTCTTTCCACCGCCACCTGTGTAGTAATCGGAAGCTTGTTTAGTTAAAAACTCAGCTACCAATTTGATTGGTTGATCACCCAACACATTTGACAAAGTGTTGTGAAAACCAACAATGTCAATGTGGGTATTGGCGGGAACAGTCGGAACAATCTGACCCGACGTTGTAGTCGGTACTGCAGGTGTGCCTTCAAAATGATATATGTATTCAACTTCAAAATTGGTAACTTCTTCAGACAAACCTTCACCACGAATTAACAATCCCTGCCAACCCTTAAAAGATGAAACATCCTCCAAATCACTAACTGATGCAGAAATAGTACCAGCTACAGCAGTGACAGAATTTGACGATGTGTAAGTGGATGCACCAGCAATATTGACATTGTTGTAAGTGTTATGAAACTCAAAAGCCCCGGGTCCTACAGGTTTAGACCAAAACTCAACGGTATTTGTAATTATATCCTGTAAAGTGTACTCTTGTGAACACGGAAGCTCAATAATGGTGGATGGAAGACCGGACGTGGTTGATGAACCCTGAAATGGTGAACCAAGAAGCTGAGCGATTTGCTGGTTCTGCCAACCAATGCCGGTTAACGATGCTGGACCAGGACCTCCAGATGATACGTTGAACGGAGCAACGATAATACGCCCGATAGCAGTCGTGGGTGCTATAAGACATTTAATCCTAACACCCATACCGACAACTCGATAAGTTGAAAACGCCCCTTGCAAGTTGACAAGGGATGTGGCGGCGTATTGTGATGACGAGGAATAACGATACATACTTGTTGATGCAACGGAATCAGTAGTCATATCCACCAAACCGAGCAATGGATTTGGTGAGATGAGCACACTGGCAATTCCTGAAACGTTAGACGCTACGGTAACAGTACCTTTTGTATGATATGTGACCGTCGGAGCCGAAAACATATCAGGAACTCTAGCCCCTAATGCTTCATCAGCAAATGGACGATGCAACGCCATCTTATACGATCCGAATTTTTCACATCCTAATCGCATCCTATTAACCTCACGAGATATCGCGCGTGCTTTTGGCTTCTTTGTTTGTTTGTTTGTTTGTTTGTTTTTGTTTGTGGTTTTATTCTTTAAATTTTTATTAGGAATGCGCTTCTACTTATTCCATGGCCACATTATGCCATGGAGCGGTTGGTACACACTACGTTGTTCACGTGTGTTTTTATATACTGCGCCAACTGGAACTAAACCCATCGCAGAGATTACCTTTGCACCGCAGCACAGGCATAATCTCGTTCTCACTCCTTATCTAAACCCTTTCATTGATAGAACGACTATCATGTAAATCTAGGGTTTTGAATCTTCTTTAACCAGTTGTGTCTAATCATCTACCTGGGAGCAAAATTCGATTGTTTTCTACTACATATTTTTCATAGGACCGTAGCCTTCCTATGGCGTGGACTGGTATCTAAACCATCCAAGCTGTATAAATAACCACAAATCGTCCAGATTTGTGGTGATGGCCTGCCCCAACACCGCAGGCCTCTGTGTTTACCATTTAAGAATTGAACTACGCAATCTGCGAACGCAATAATAATACAACAAACAAAGGTAGCCAATCTCTGTTTAATTGTATAAGTGTAAACCCCAATATGCCACACCTCCAAAATGTGGGAAAAAGCAGCAGTCTTTATACTGGCG